TCATGCCGTGGCCCATCGATGCGCGGTGGCCAGGCCCCGCCAGTAGACCGACGTGCTCGAATCGGACTTGATGGTTACGGTCGAGGCCGTGCCTGCGGGCAGGACGAGGGTCGCGCCGGTCGCCCAGGTGGCGTAGGCGCCGGCGGCCGCCGGTACCCGCGCGTTTTGGGGGACGGTGAGGGTGCCGGCGGAGGCCGTGACGAGGACGCCGAAGTCGGACGCGCCGCCGGAGTAACCGGCGTAGCCGAGCACGACGACGGTGGCCTCCGTGGGCACGGTCAGGGCGGGCAGGACCAGGCTCGCCAGCGTCGCGCCCGAGGCCACCTGCGAGGTCTGGATGATCGCGGCGACGTCGGGAATCTGCCCGGCGGTCAGCGCGCCGAGCCGGGTCGACACGGACCCACCGAGCAGGTTGAGCAGCTCCGAGGCGGTGTCGGCGGTCGTGTCCTCGTCGAACGTGTAGACGCCGTTCGGGTCGAGTGCCATGGTCAGGTCCTCCTGGCGGTCGAGCGGGTGGTGATCATCATCTGTGCGGTGGGCGGGTCGGCCGCCAGGTGGAACCGGACCACGGCGCAGACGGCGGTGCGGGCGGGCAGGGGTGGGTCGAGGACGAGGCCGACGCCGGGGCGCAGTCGCAGGTCGATCGGGGCGACGATGTCCAGCGTCCGGCCCTCGGAGACGGCGCGGGCGGCGATCCGGGCTGGCTGCACAGGCCAGAGTGGGTTCGAGGCCTCCCCAAGATCCCACTCGTGCACCTCGGTCTTCCGCGGATGGCTGTTGGGCCAGGGATCGAGCGGCGGGCTGTCGTAGTGCAGCGACGTGTCGGCACCGAGCGAGGTGTGGGCGGTCGCGACGGCGACGACGCGGTCGGCCCAGTCGGAGTCCCGGTCGATCGTCTCGCGCACCGACACCGCCCGGGACAGGTGCAGCGTCGAGGCCGGGGCAGCCGTGGTGTCCCAGACCCGCCACACGCCGTCGACGTCGACTCCGATGCGCAGTCCGAGGGTGCCGGCGGCCTCTTCCAGGACGGCCCAGGCGGTCTCCGTCAGGCCGCTGCCACGGCGCGGGGACAGCAGCGTGCCGGCCAGCGCACCCATGTCCCAGCCGGCCCGGCTGGACAGTCCGACGATCTCGCTGAACAGCCACTCCACACGGGCGGCGAAGGTGTCGAACGTCTCACGCGTCAGGTCCTGGCCGATCGACTCCTGAGCGAAGGCCTCGTCGGACGCCAGCCGCAGGCCCGCCGTCCCCGCGGCGTGGTCGACAACCATCTCGCGCACGTGCAGCGCGACGTCGAGCCTCACCGGCGCCCGCCATCGCGGCGTCGTGATCGAGCCCAGCAGCGCGGCGGTCAGGCCCGCCACCGGGCCACCGCCGAGCCGGCCGGTCAGGTCGGCGGTCGACCCACCGACCAAACCGGTCAGGTCCGCCACCGCGAACCCGGCCAGGGCCTCCGACGTGAGAACCAGGTGGACGTCCTGCACTCCACGGGGATCGAGGTAGTCCAGCAGCGGCGAGGCAGGCACGGTGACGGTGGCCTGCTGGCGGGGCGACCAGGTCTCATCGATCACCAGGTCGACATCCGAGCAGGGCAGGTCGATCCCGAACGCCGGCGCTTGGAGGGCGGCCGTGACCCGGCTCACCGTCGTCACGACGCCACCTCCTGCACCGACACCGTCAACGTGCAAGCCGCGGTCCCGAAGGAGGCGTCGACGCTCACACCACCGAGTACCTGCCAGGTCCCGTCGACATCCGCTCCACCGTCGTTGACGACCCACGGGCCGCCGGCCGTCGTCAGGGCCGCCGTAGCAGCCATCGCCTCGTCGGTGCTGGCCCATAGTGTGACCAGCTCGCCGGCGCGCAGCGCCGGGCCGACGTCGACCAGGTCGACGTCGGACGTGCCGATCAGACGGTTGACCGCAACCGTCGCCGGCGCCGTCAGCCGCGACGGCAGCACGAGCGTCGGCGTCAGCGTGACCGCACCACGGGTGAGCGTCGCCATGTCAGATCAGGCCCTTCTTGCCGAGCCGGACCAACGCGTCGATCGTGATCTGCGGCGGGCGGAGTTTCGTGGCTTCACGGTCGACGGCCTCTTGCAGGCCGCCGATGTTGGCGCCGTAGACGATCTGCGGGACCGAGACCGCGCCGGCCGCGGTGCTGACGGCCTGCTGGGTGGCGGCGGTGACCTTGCCGGACGAGTCGGTGATGCCTCGCGCGATCCCGGCCGCGACGGCGTTGCCGGTCGCTCCGGCGTGCGCGGCGATCGCTGCCGCCTGCTCGGAGGGCGAGGCGTGGGCGATGACGTCAGCGACGGCGCCGGCAACCTCGGGCCCCTTCGCGCGGAGCTCGTCGGCCAGCGCCTGCCCGCCGGCGGCGCCGATGATCGCGAGGTTGTCCTCGAACGCCTTCGCCTCGTCGGCCTGCCGGTTCCACTCGGCGATCAGGTCGTTGATGGAGACCTCGACGGCCTTGGCGTAGGTCTCCCACGAATCGGTGGTATCGGCGGTGGCGTCGGCGGTTGCCTGGGCGGCGATCTGCTCGGCGGTGGTCTTGTCGGCCAGCAGCTGTTCGTAGACGCCAATGGGGTCGGCGATGCCGGCGAGGGCGTCGGCGTAGGACTGCTGGGCTTCCTGGGCGGCAGCGACGGCCTGCTGTTGGGCGACGAACGCGTCGGTCGTCAGGCCGGCGGCGGTGGCCTGCGCCGCGAGGATTTTGACCTGTGCGTCGGCGGCGTCCTTCCATCCCTGGAGGACGTTCCGCACACCTTCGGCGACCTTGGTCTGCTTCATGACGTCGTCGACGAGGACCTCGGTCTTGTCAGCGGCGAGGCCGAGGGCGCCGGCGTAGGCCTGTAGGGGGCTGTTGGCGTTGGTGACGGCGTCGTTGTTGTGGTCGATCTTCTTGTTGAGGTTGTCGATGACGTCGCCGAGCAGGGCTGCTCGTTGCCGGACGTCAGTCGTGTAGGCGACCTGGTTGAACTGCTCGGCGGAGATGAGGCCGGCGTTGATGCCGGCGGCGACGTCCTCGATCCCGGTTCGGGCGTCCTTCTGCCAGACCTCCCACCAGGACTTCGCGTCGGTGATCGTGGTCGAGAGCTCGTCGACCTGGTCGTTGAGGGCCTGCCAGCGTTCGGTGTCGGTGGCGTCGGCGTAGGCGACGGCGAGCTCGCCGGCCTTCTCCTTGAGCTCGTTGACCTTGTCGGCGGCGGCCTGGAGCTGCTGCTGGGCGATGCCGATCCCGGCGGCCATGGCGACGCCGGCGGCGATCCCAGCCGGCCCGAACCCTTCGAGCGCTTCGGCGGCGAGGCCCTGGAGGGCGTCGATCGCGGAGCCGACGTCCTGAAAGGACGCGCCCATCTCCTTCGCGTTGGAGGCGGTATTCGCCTTCAGGGTGTCGATGCCTTCGGATGCGTCGTCGGCGCCGCGGCGGACGTTGCTGCTGATCGCGTCGCCCGTGGTGCGGGCAGAGGCCGCGCCATCGTCGAGGGCCTTGGTCAGGTCGCGGTCGAGCACGTCGGCTTGCTTGCTGGCGTCCTTGAGCGCGTCCTCGACCTTGTCGCCGGCCTTGCGGGTGGTGGTGCCGAGGTCTTCGGCCGACGTGGCGGCGTCGTCGAGGCTGTCGGTGACGTTGTTGATGCCGGTCTCGGCGTCCTTGGTCTTCGCGTCGATTGCGATCTCGATCGGGCGTCCCATGTCACTGTCCCTCGATGGCGCGGCTGATGCGATCGGTCAGGCCGGCGACCCAGACGCCGATCAGGCGCGGGATCGTCTGCGAGACGGCCGGGTAGACCACCCAGCCGGATCGTTTCGCGGTGGGTAGCTGCCGGGCGGCGTGCCGGGTGACGGTGTGCTCGACGCCGCGTGGTGAGCGGCGCCGGTAGCGGGTGAGGTTGCCACGGCGGCCGGTGCCGAACTCCTCGGGCCGGGCGAGGTCGGAGATGACGCCGCCACCCGACAGGGCCTTGTTGGAGGAGCCGGCGACGAGGTAGGCGGGCAGACCGGCCTTGATGCGGACACCGGGCTCGAAGACGCGGTGCTGCTCGACGCGGCGGGCGTGGGCGGTGCTGGTCGCCATCTCGTCGCGCCAGATGGGTCCGAGCTCGTTGCGTTGGGCCTTGCGGAGCTCGGTCCTGAGGTCCTTCGGCAGGCCGCGGAACGCCCGCTGGGCCGCGCGCAGACGCGCACGGCCAGCGGGGTCCACGGTGAGCTCCATGTCAGGCGGCCTTGGCCGGCTTCGTCGAGCCGAGCGTGACCGTCGTCGTGGCGTAGGCGTTGACCTGGCCGCCGATCGCGCCGGGCGTGATGGTGACGATCGACGTGAACGACGGGCCGGTGCCGGAGCGCGGCTGGAACTTAACGGGCACGCGCTCGCCCTCGTGCTCCAGGAGGTAGTTGCTCAGGCTGTCCTCGTCGTCCCAGTCCTGCCCGTAGGACAGGCCGACTGTCCAGGTCGCGGTCGACGTGTCGGTGAATGTCTCGCCGGCGCCGTTCGTCCACGTCTGGGTGGACGTCGAGGGGGTGAACGCCGCCTGGTCGACGTGCTTCTTGAAGTTGATGCCGTCGTCGAACGAAGGGGCGCCGGCGACGAGCGCGCCGACGATGAAGTCGAGGTCCTTGAGGACCAGGGGGACGATCGCGGGAATGATGGTGGCCACGGTGGGTGCTCCTGTCACTCGGTGGTGATGCGGGCGGTGAGGCTGACCGTGAGCTTGACGGCCAGGTAGACCGTGCCGGCGACGGCCAGGTCGTAGGGCGCGGTGACGGTCTCGACGATCCAGGCGTGGGCGGGGTCTTCCAGGGCGTCGAGGGCTTGCTCGACGCGGCTGGTGATGGCCTGCTCCTGGGCGTCGTTGGCGCCGGGTCGCACGACGAGGATCGCCGTGTAGTGCAGGTCTCCGATGCGGGCGGGACGGCCGGCCGTGGTGATCCACGGCTCGTCCGGGACGAGCAGCACGGCCGGCGGGGTGAACCGCTCGGGCAGGACGTCGTAGACGTCGCCGAGCGGCGCGAGCGCGTCAGCGAGGGATGCGCGCGCTGCTGCGATCCGGCCGGCGCTCACGCGAAGCCTCCCGGCAGGTAGCGGTCGATGATCGGGTAGACCGCGATGAGCGGGTCACGGCTGATGCCGATCGGAGTGGCGTCGAGCGTGTCGTATTGCGCCTGCCCGCTGGGGGCGACTTCGAGGGCGTGCAGGCGGTCGGCGGCGTCCAGGGTGCACCTGGTCGCCGTGGCCTCCGGCACCCGGGTGTAGTAGTCCTCGTCGTCCGGCCCCTTGCAGTACTGGCGCACGAGTTCGTCGGCCTGGTCGTAGAGCAGGCCGAGCTCAGTGTCGGACAGGCCGCCGCTGCTGGTGCCCGACTTGAGCCGGGCACGCAGCAGGGCGATCTGCGCGGGGGTTGCCATCGTGGGTCAGGCCGTGATGGTGACGGGGATGATCGCGGACGGAATCTCGACGGCGTGGGCGCCGTAGAAGTAGACGCTGAAGTCCTTCGTCAGGTTGACGATGTTCTCGTCCTGGAGCTGGGCAATCGGCGTCTTGTACTCGCGGATGGCAAGGCTGTTGATGAAGGCGGCGCCGGGGGCGGCCTGCTTCGGGTTGAGCCGCACGGGCACGGACGCGAACTCGCCTTGGATCGCCTTGACGTCGAGGGAGCCGACGACGTTGGTGCCGGTGCCGAAGACGGTCATGATCGGGCGGCCGTCCGTGCCGGCCATCTGCGCCATGCGCTTGAAGATCGTCTTGTCGACGACGAGGGCGTCGATCCCAAGGCCGAGGTCGGTGTACTTCTCGGCGGCGTCGACGACCGCGCCGAGCCAGTCGGTCCATCCGTCGCCGTCCGCGACGGTGACGGTGTTGAGGGCGGTCACCTGGGCGGCGACGGCGGCGGCGAACACGGACCGCCAGACGGTGTTGCGGCGCTTGCCGGCGGCGATCGCCATCGCGTTGAGCGAGTGGTTGAGCAGATTGACGTTGCCGCGTTCGATCGCCTTGCGGCTCAGGCTGGTATAGCCGCCGTACGTCCGAACCGTTGTGGTAGCCGGTTCGGTCGACACGTTGCCGAACGTGAGGTTGTCGCCCTCGGCCGCCTGCTCGTCGACGTCGATCGTGTTGTCGTCGAGGACGCCGTACTCCAGGGTCATGCCGGACTCGGGCAGCGAGTCGCTGGCGAACAACGACGCGAGGACGGCCGCCTCGTCGATGAGGCGGGTGAGGTCGCCCACCCAGGTGTTGACCGGGGTGGAGTCGGCGACCACCGCTCCGCTCCAGGCGCGCTGGAGCGTGTCGTTGTACTCGCGGATGGCCTCCTCATCGCCGGCGACGATGGCCTTGAGGAGGTGGCCGGCGGTGCGGAACCGGGTCGCGGGCGGCAGGGGCGGCTGGTTGGCGCGGACGAGGGCGAGGTTGCGCCGCACCTCGTCGAGCTGCTGGGCGAGCGGGTCGAGGTCGGCGCGGGTGAGGGTCTCTGGCATGTCATCCTCCTGGGGCGGTGCGGGTGGGTTGGCGGACCGTACGGCGGTGATCCGGGCGGCGTCGTAGGCGGGGAAGGGCACGAGGCTGACCTCGCGGACCTTGACCTTGGTGCGGTTGACGTGGACGGTGCCGTCGTCGTCGACGGTGCGGACCTCCTCGATCGGCTCGAACCCGACCGACAGTGCGGCGATGACGCCATCGCGCAGCAGGGCGTAGGCGTCGTCGGCATCCCGGGTCGCCGACAGCCGGCCTGAGACGTCCCATCCGGCGTCGGCATCCTCGGCCCGCACGAGGCGCCCGATCGGCTCGTCATGCCGGTAGACGACGAGGGCGTCGTCCGAGTCGACGACGGAGCCGCGGGCGAAGGTCTCCACGTAGTCGCCGTCCCAGTCGTGAATCTCGGCCGGGGTGTCCCAGGGGACGGCGATGCCGTCGAACTCGCGGGCCTCCGTGTCGACGGCGCGGACCTGCATGTGACGGGTGAGCAGCTGCTCAGGCATTGATGGCCTCCTGGTCAGGTGTGCCATTTGGCACAGGTGCGGGGTTGGTGATGGGCAGGCCCTCGGTCGCCTGCACCCAGGCAAGCTGGTAGATGCCGGCGCGCAGCCCGATCTCGTAGGTCTCCATGCGGGTCTTCGTGTCGGTGCGCAGCAGCGTGTCGACCTTGAAGCGGGCGACCTGGCCGCGGGGGATCAGCGCCGTGAATGCCTGCTCGATCTCCCGCAGGTAGGCCATGAGCGTGTAGCGCACAAAGGCGATATCGACCTGTTCTTGGTTCGTGTAGTTCATGCTCGTGCCGTCAATGGCGGCGAGCAGATATGTGGCGGGGATGCCGAACAGGCGGGCGACCTGGGTGACAGAGAACTTCTGGTTCTCCAGCCATTGCGCGTCGGACGGCTTAAGCATGAACGGCACGAAGTTGAGGCCCTGGCCGAGAACCCGCACCTGACCGGCGGGAGTCGAATACCAGTCGGCGCGATATTCCTCCGCCTCGCCGCGATTGAGCTTCTGATCCGTCTTGAGGATGCCGTCCGGCATCCCGGACGTCTGGAACCATCCGGTCGCGTAGTCGCGCACGTCGGCCGCGCCGGACAGGTCGGCTTGGGCGGCTTGGATCGGGCCGAGCCCGTACAGCGAGCCGGGGATGCGCAGCATCTTGAGGTGCCTGACCTCCCACGGCTGGAGCAGCTGGCCGCGCCAGCGGTAGCCGGCGACACGGCCGGGGTTGCGCTGGTCCTCGACGACGAGCGTCTCGGCGGCCGACAGGAGCTCGATATTGATGACGGGGTCGGCCGGCGAGTCGCTCGGCCGGTAGAGCCGCCAGTAGCCGTTGCCGCACCCGGCGAGGCTGGTGACGGTGGACTCGAAGAACGCTGACTGGTGCTCGCCCAGAACGTCAGGAGTCGCGATCAACGACGGGACGGGGAGCTCGACGTCGCCGCGCCAGACGCCGACGCTCAGCTGTGACACCGCGGTGGCGAGAATCTGAAACGCCCGGTAGACCGCGCTCAGCGATAAGGCCTCCCGCGCGCTGATCGCGCGCCCGCCCGGCGACCGGACCGGCGGGATGACACCGGCCGGCGGGGTGGACTCGGAGCGCACGACGAGCGCCTTGCCGGCCCTCTTGTGCTTGCTCTTGCCCACGTCTCGGATCGTGCAGCCGGCGGTATTCGTCGGGCTGCGTGGGCGGCGTGTCGTCAGAGCGCCGAGCCGGACCACAGATAGCGGGTCAATGCGCGCAGGGTGTCTTTGTCGCCGGGGTGAGCGCGCTGCTCGTGGTGTCGAGCCTCCAGGAGCGCGGCGCCATGGGTGACTTCGGGCAGGCCGCGCCAGCCGCAGTCGGTGCAGATCGGCAGGAACGTTGCGCCGCCCTGGTCGACCCTCGTCTTCGCCATCGTCGCCCCTCAGAACAGCTGCTTGCGGTCGGTGATGCGGTCGGCGTGCCAGGCGGCGGTCACGGCCGCGATGAGCGGGTGGATCGGCCCGAGCGACATGGACCGCGATAGCACGTTCAGGTCGCGGGACGGCCGCTCGACGGCAACCTCGAGCGCGGTGCGCAGCGCCGGTGATCCGTCGTGGATGATCCGGCCGGCGGCGGCCTCGCGTTTGAACGCGTCCCAGGCGACGATCGCGTCGGCGCCGGACATGGCCTCGACGGGCACGCCCTCGCGGGTGAGCCGGTCGGTGATGACGCGGGCCGGGCCGCCGTTGTCCGCGGCGAGGACGGGCGCGCCCTGGCGGTGCAGGCCGCCGGCGGCGGCGATCAGCCACTCGTCGCCGTCCGCGACCTTCCAGACGTGCAGGTTGAGTCGGCTGGTGTCGTCGCGCCAGGCGGACCAGATCGCGGCGCCGGAGCGGTCGATCGCGACGTCGTAGGCGTGAGCGACCGTGCGCGGGTCGGGCTGCTGCTGCTCGGTGGCCATGTGGTCCCAAGCGGGCAGGTCGAGGACGGTCTTCTCGTGGACCCGTGTCGAGCGGTTCATGAACCCACGCAGCCAGTCGGCGTGGTTGTTGTGCTCGGGCTTGGACTCCTCCCGCAGGGTGTCGATGGTGATGAGCCCGTCGAGCCCGGGGTGAAACTGCCAGGCGTCCTCGTCGTAGGGGTCCGCGTCGTCGGCGATCGCCCACTCGAAGAACGCGACGTCCGACAGCGGGTCGTCGATCGACGCGCGGCCGACCGCGCAGAGCTCGTCCCACCACTCCGAGTCGGCAGTGCCGGCGGCTGAGAATACCCAGAGCTGACGGTCCCAGAGGGTCTGCTGGGCCGGTCGGATCGCGCGCATGAGGTCCGCGCCCTGCACGCCGGTGAACGCCCACCCTTCGTCGACCGAGACGATCCGCGGCGTCTCGGAGTGCAGCGCCTTCGGGCCGGGCGGGAACGGGGCGATGAACGACCGGTTCGGGAACGTGCACCGCTCGGAGCCCTTGCCGCGGGTGATGTTCGTCCAGCCCGAGAACAACGGCGAGACTTCGAGGTCCGAGACCAGGTCGTTCCACCGCGCTGAGGAGTACTTGCCGAGCTGGGCGCACATGAACGCGCCGGTGCGTGCCCGGGACATACACCGCTCGACGAACACGGGACGCTGGAGCGTCGTCTTGCCGGTCTGCCTCGGCATCGACACGATGACCAGCCGGCGGCGGAACAAGAACGGCGAGCCCGGCGGATTCATCTCGGTCGCGACGTCCGCGACGTACTGCTGGGCGGGCAGCAGCGGCTTGCTCATCTCGGCGGCGAGTACGGCGATCTTGCCACCCCTCGTGGCCAGGCTCAGATCGGGCACGGTGGCGAACTTTGGTGGCCGACGCAGCTGCGACGGATGCTCGACGCGCGGCGACCGGTCAGGCACTCGGCGCCGCCGGGTAGTCCTCGCCGAGCGCCTTAGCGATCCGGGTGAACTGATCGTTCACGGCCTGCTGCACCGTGGGCAGAGCGTCGGCGGCGTCGAGGACCTTCGAGAACAGGGTGGTTGCGGCGACGGTCACCTTGCCGGTTGCGAACTCCCGGTCGAGGGCCTTGGAGCCGGTGCGGATCAGTTGCACCTTGAGCGCGTGCGTCGCGTCGAGTCCGCCGGCAGCCTTGAGCGCGTCGAGCGTCTCGTCGGCAGCCTTCTCGATCGCGTGATCATTCTCGGGCTCGGGGAGAGCGAACAGCGCTCCGGCATTGTTCGGCGCATTCATCGCGTTTCCCTCGCGTTCTCGGGTCGATCGCCAGTTTTTTCTGGCGGTTCGGGGGGGAAAGGAAAGGGCGAGCGGGGTTTCCGTCCCTCCGGCTCAAAGAACGCGCGGCCATCCTCGACGACGCGCGGCTCGCCAACGGCTCGTCGACCGTCGCCGCGCGACGAGTTGCACGCCAGGTGCGCCGGTCGCAGCAGCGCGATGTCGTCGCCGCCACCGCGCGAGCGAGCGAGGCGGTGATCGATGCTGAACGAACCACGGTGCGGGAAGCGAAGGCTCAGGTCGATCGACCGGCTACCGGTCTCACGGCAGTACGGACCGTCCAGCGCACACACCGGGCCGTAGGCCTGGAGCACGGCCCGCTTGAGCCGCGCCACCTTCCGCCCGCCCCACGTCATGCGGCGAACCTGCGGGCGATGTCGACACCGCAGGCGAATGCACCGGCCTGCGTATGGTCGAACGCAAGGTAGACGCCGCGGTGGTCGATGACGTACCAGAGCGAGCCTTGGCGGACGACGCGCAGCTTCGGGGTCGCGAGTGTGTCATCTGGCACACCTGAGTCGGGGCAGTCGTCGCGGATGATCTCCGCGGCGCGTCTCGTGTTGGCCCACGCCTGGGCGAGCAGGTCTGCGGCGGTGGCGAGGGCTTCGCCTTCGTCGCTGTCGCGGTCGAGGAGTCCGTCTCGGCGGGTGATGAGTGCGCCTGCGGTGGCGTCGAGCTGTGGGACGACGTCGTCGTCGAGGATCGCGAGGACCTCGCGGACGGTCGGCTCGTCGTCGGTCTGGGCGGTCATGCGTCCTCCTCGGGATCGGTGTCGAGGTGCTCGCCCGCGGCACGTGCCCGGGCGTCGAACGGGATGACGTTGGAGCCGTCCGCGACGCCGATACCGCGTCGGCACAGGGCGCAGCGCGGCGCCGACTCGGCGCCATGCGGACACGCGCGTTGATGCTCGTCTGAGGAAGGAGCGGAGTGACTTCCGTTGGAGTCCGAAGGACTATGCGGCGGCTGACCGTGCCCCGGTGAGCCGTGCCCCGGTGAGGCACCGCACGGTGCGACCTGCGCAGATGCCGCGTTTCCACTGGTCGCACCGTGCGTGAAATTCCGCCGCACGGTGGCGCGGCTATCTACAGCCCACAGCGAGCCCTGCCCGGTGCCCTCGTCGAGCGCGGCGACAGCCTCGGCGTCGGTCATTGGCGACTCGCTGACGATGACGTCCGTCGTGATCCGGCCGCGCGCGCCCGAGTGGCTGAACAGGTGCCGATATCCGGCGCCGTCGAGCTCGCGGAGCGCCTTGAGCATTGCTTGCTGCCCGAGTCCGCGGCCCTCCAGGTCGCGGTATCCGGCCGGTGCGCCGTCCGGCCGGGCAAGCAGCACGGCGAGCACGCCGAGCGCGGCGTAGCTGAGCCGCCCGTCGTAGACGGTGCGGTTCGGCAGCGCCGTCGTGCCACGGCGCACCACAAAGACGCGATCACTCACGGCACTTGTCCGTGCTCGATGAGATCGGCTTCGTGCCGCAGGCAGTCGACGACGATCTGCGCGCGGACGGGTCCGTTCGGAAAGTAGGTGTCGATGAGCACGCCTTCGCGGTGCGCGCGCAGGATCAGGACGTAGCCGATGTCCGGCGCGTCGAGGAGCGTCTCTCGGACGTCCGGCGCGGGACCGAGGTTGCGCGACTTCACAGCACGCCCCGGAGGATCTCGCGCGCCGCGAGCACGGTCAGGATGACGACCGAGACGACGATGACCACCGTCATGCCGGTACCGCCCGGGCCTGCACGAGCATCGCGAACGACACGGCGAGGAGGTCCGCGAGCTCGTCGAGCTCGTAGAGGCTCCACCGCACGCGGCCGGTCAGCCGGTCGGACACGGCCTGCTGCGACAGAGACAGCGCGATGCCGACCTCTCGCTGCGTCAGGCCTCGTTGTGCCATGAAACCGCGGACGTTCGCCGCGGTTGACTCGGTAATGTTTACCATGAGCGATTCCTACCGCCGTGCGCGGTGTTCACGGCGGCAACACGCCGCAGGGCGGTTCAGCCTCGATTCCCGCATGGCATACCGCGATGCGCGGTATCGTCGGCGGCATGAGCGAACTTATCGCGTTCCCGGAGCCCGACTACAGCGATCTCGGCAACGTCGTGGCAGCCAATCTGCGGGCCCTCATCGCCCGGCGGCGCGTCCCTCAGGAGGTGATCGCGGCTCGGCTCGGTCTGTCTCAGCAGGCCGTCTCGGATAGGCTGCGCGGTCGCGTCAAGCTCAACGTCAGCGAACTCGGCCGGCTCGCTGACCTGTTCGGTCTGGAGCCGGCCGAGCTCTTGGCGCGCCCGAAGGGACTCGAACCCCCAACCTTCTGA